TCGCGGGGGACCGAAGCCTGTTGGAGAGGATTCACAATGTCACCGGCGGCGACATTTTCTATTCGGGGCCGCGAACACCAGTGATTGGATATGTGGAGACCCTGATTCGGGAGGTGCCCCGCAAAATCGAAGTTCTGCGTGATGTCAAGGGACTGAGCCGCGCCGAACTGGCTGATGCGGTTGATTTGATTGTCGATGAACTCCGGGTCCGCGTGCTGGCACCGGTCAAAGTCCTGAAAGCGAAAATCTGCAACGCGGTCACGTTGGATCAGGATGACCGCAATGATGTGAACCATGTCCGGATCATGATCGAATGCGTTAGGGAATTCCTCCGCGACATCCTGGCCGAAGTCATCGAGGGCCGCGCCACTCAGCGGGACGCGGTGAATTTGTTGGAGGAACTCCGTGGCATCGTGTCAAGTCCCATGGCCGTCAAGGCCAACGGAATGTGGGGATTCGACTTCAGGTCCGTATGGCCGCATAACGATCTCTCCCAATGCGGGATGCAAAAGATCCTGCGGTTTGTCGAATACCGGCTTAAACCGGTCGATTGACACCCGCCCTGCGGCGTGGAGCCCAAGGAACTATCACCTGAGGTTGCGGGGAAAATCCTCGACGCCGATTTCCAGAACGTGGTCAAGAAGGTCGCGGCGGGCAAGCCGTTGACCGTGGCCGAGCGGGCACGCATTGAGTCCCTCGCCGCCGGGAGCAACGATTCCCTAGCCTATGCCAAGACCCTCGTGGAACTGGCGGCGGTGTTGGGCGTGACCCGCCGCACGCTCACCACCTGGCAGAAGATGGAAGGCTCTCCGAAACCGCTTTCGAATGGGCTATGGCCGGTGGCCGACTGGCGTGAGTTCGTCCGCGTCCGCGGCTTAAAGGCGGGCAAGGTCCCGCTGGGCAACGAGGAGGCGCTCAAGGCCCGGAAGCTGCTCGCCGAGGTGGAGGAACGGGAACTGCGCATCGCGGTGAAAAAGGGCGAGTATGTTCCGCTCTATCAGGTCAAAAGCGAGTGGATCGGCCTCGTTGCCCAAGCGACTTCCATTCTGCGAGCCAAGTTTGAAAACGAACTGCCGCCGATCCTGTCCGGGCTCGACGCCACCGGCATCCAGCGCGAATGCCGCAAGGCGATTGACGAGGTGTTGCGCTGTCTCCACGAATCATGAAAGCCCTCAAGGAAATCTGGCGCGAAGCATGGCAGCCGCCCGACCGCCGACCGCCGTGGGCGTGGTGCGAGGATCACGTCGAGGGTATCCCGTATTCACCGAATCCCGGCCGCTTCCGCGCTGAGAACTCGCCCTGGATCCGCGAGGTCATGGAGGCGCTGGTCGATCCGCGCATCCGGCTTGTGTCCATCATCGCGTCGGTCCAGTCGTCGAAGACCACGGCACCCGAACTCACGCTCTGCTACATCATCACCAACCTGCCGGGCCCGACGCTCTGGCTCGACCAAACCGACGAGGATGCCCGTGACTATTCCGAGGCGCGGCTCCAGAAGTTGTTCGATCAATGCCAGCCGGTGGCGCGGCTCATGCCCACCGGCATCCACCGCCACAAGCGCAAGAACAACGCGATCCATTTCACCAACGGCATGGTGCTTTGGATTCTGGGTGCCCACAACAAGACCAACCTGCAGCGCCGCTCGATTCGCTGGCTGGTCGGCGATGAGACCTGGCGCTGGCCCGAGGGGCACATGGCCGAGGCCGAGGCCCGCGTCACCGCCTTCGGTTGGCTTGGCAAATGCATCTTCATGAGCCAGGGCGGCGAGGAGGATGACGACACCCACCGGAAATTCCTCACCACCGACCAGCGCGAGTGGACCTTCGCCTGCCCCGAGTGCGGCCACCGCCAACCGTTCAAGTGGGAGTGCGTCGAGTGGAGCAAGTCGGCCCGCGATGAATTCGGCGAGTGGGATTTCGACGAGGTACGGCGCACCACCGCGCTGCGGTGTGAGTCATGCAACCACTACTTCGAGGACGGCGAACGCACCCGCTGCGAACTCAACGCCACCGGCGCGTTCGTCGCCAAGAATCCCAAAGCATCGAAAGAGAACGTCGGATTCCACTGGAACGCCCTGTGCGCGATGAGCTGGGGCCAACTCGCCGAACTCTATTTGCGGGCCAAGACGGCGGCACGGAAGGGGGATGTCTCGCTGCTCCAGCAATTTTACCAGAAACGCCTTGGTTTACCGTGGCGTGAATATGTCGAGGATTACAAACTGGAGATCACGAAGTCCGGCTACAAACGGGGCGAGACGTGGGAGGAGGAGGGCGCGATCAACCCGAAGAACGGCGCCATCATCGCCGCTCCGCTGCCCGAGCGCACGGGTTTGATTCCCTTGCGCTTCATCACGGTGGACTGCCAGATGGACCATTTGTTCCTGGTCGTACGCTCGTGGTCGGCAGAGGGATCGAGCCGCCTGATGTGGAACGAACGCATTCTCACCTTCACCGACATCGACGTGATGCAGGAACGCTTCGGAGTGCATCCGAGTTTGGTATTCCTCGACGCCGGCTATGCGACCTACGATGTTTACCGCGAATGTGCCAAGCGCGGTTGGGTTGCCCTCATCGGCGACCGCCGTCCGGTCTATCCGCACAAGGGGCGCGACGGCAAGACCGTCCAACGGTTCTACTCGCCCAGGCGCAAGGTGGTGCTGTCGCACAAGCAGTCCTGCCACGTTCACTATTGGAGCAACCTCAACATCAAGGACACGCTCGCCCGCCTGCGGCGCAATCAGGACGCCAGTCGGGGGCCGACCTGGGAGGTGCCCGACGACATCGACGACGATTATCTGGCGCAGATGGAGAGCGAGCAGCGCATCAAGGAAAAGGGCCAGTGGATGTGGAAACAGATCGGTTCGCGGCCGAACCATTACTTCGATTGCGAGAGCATGCAGGCGACCGCGGCGACCATGCTCAAGATCGTCGGGCGCGAGGCCGCCGCCCCGGTTGACAGCCCGGACGGGGAGTCATGAAAAACGTCACGATCCTCCGTTTCCTCACCGCCGTCGGTTCCGCCCTCTCTACAGTCGCCGCGCTCGACCTGGCCGGCGTGGCCGATGTGTTTGACCCGGGAACGTCCAAATACCTGCTCGCCGCGGGTCCCGCCGCGCTGGCCCTGAAGGAACTCGTCGTCGTGCTCGGCGATTGGTTCGACGACGGCAAACCCAACAAGTCATTCAAGATTGGCGTGCTGTGCTTCCTCGCCGGGTTCTCTCTCCTGCCGTTCTTCACGTCCTGCTCGGCACCCCCGGTCACCGGCAGATTCACCAGCAGGGACGGCTTCGTCCGCATCCACCCGGACGGCCGCTTTCAACTCGTCGTCGAACCCCGCAGCTCCAAGTAAGCCATGGACATCGACCCACGCTCGGCGGCGAACATCGCCACGCTCACGGCCAGGGCGCAAACCAAGGCCCGCGAATGGTTGCTCAAATGCCTGGAGGCGGGCGTCAACGTGAAGGTGATCTGCGGCACCCGCACCTATCAGGAACAGGCGGCGCTCTATGCCAAAGGCCGCACCCGGCCGGGACCGAAAGTCACCAATGCCGGCCCCGGCTACTCGTGGCACAACTTCGGCGTGGCCTGGGATTTCGTCGTCTTCGACGCCAGGGGCCAGCCGCTGTGGGAAAGCCCGCTGATGGAGAAGTGTGGCAGAATCGCCGAGTCGCTCGGTCTCGAATGGGGCGGCAGTTGGAAGGCCTTCAAGGACACCCCGCACATCCAGATCAAGACCGGCCGCACCCTTGCCGAAGCCCGCCAGCTCGTGAAGGATGGCAAGTGGAACTGGGCTTGATCGCGTTGACACCAACCACCAAACATGGCCCGAGGACTCTTCATCACCGGATTCAGTGTCGCCGAAGTGCTCGCCATCCAGCAGCGGGCCAAAGACATGCTTCTCGAAGGCAAGACCATCATGAACTGGAACGATGCCGAGACCTCCGTGTCCAAGCAGTTCACCATGCCGGTTGACCAGGTGCTTGAGGAATGCGCCCACGCCCTGCGGGTGCTCGATCCTGCAACCTATGGCCGTCCCCGCATCGCCGGCGCCTCCTTCATCTCCGGATACCTCCCTAAATGAGCCGGTTCAAATCCATCGCCAAGCTGTTACTGCCGCCCATGCTCGCCCCCAAGGCGTGGGGGTCGCCGTATGAAGCGGCCAACTGGTCGCCCCGCCGTGGCACGGTGCCGGGTGCCTCGCCGACCGATTCGCGCAACGAACTCACCCCCGGCGTGCGCACCGAACTGGTCCGCAAGGCCCGCTATCTCCACAAGAACAGCGGTTTTGTCCGGGAACTGGTCGCCAACATGGCGATCTATTCCACCGGCGACGGCATCCGCGTCCAGGCGCAATCAGCCAAGCCCGATTGGAACCGCGCCGCCGAGGCGTATTTCGCCCTTTGGTCGGCACGGTGCGAGGTAACCCGCCGATTCTCGTTCCAGGAATGCCAGTCGCTCGTCTGCCGGGGCATGGACATCGACGGCGAGTATTTCATCCACAAGACCCGCGATGGGGAAGGTGAGCCGCGCATCCAGTTGATCGAGTCCCACCGGATCGGCGACGAGTTCGGATCAAAGGAAACCATCGACGGCGTGGGCCTCGACGCATGGGGGGCGCCGGTGTTCTACCGGGTGCTTGAGGATGGCGGCAAAGCCCGTGATCTCCCGGCCGAGGCGGTTCTGCACGTCCACGAGCCCGAGTGGGCCGGCGGCGTCAGGTCGCACCCGACGATCCAGCATTCCATCAACCACGTCCTGGATGAAATGGAGTTGCTGGCCCTGGAGAAACACGCGGTCAAGGACAACGCCGACGTGTCCCGCATCCTGAAAACGGCGCGGGGCGAACTGGACGACAACGGTGACTTCGTGGTCGGCGGTGCGGCTGGCGGCGCGGAATCAAGCGATCCGGTGTCCCTGCAACGCATCGTCGGCGGCAAGCTGGTTGCCCTCAAGCCGGACGAATCGTTAGACAGCTTCCAGTCCAACCGCCCGTCGCCCACGTTCACCGGATTCCTGGAACATCTGCGGCGTGACGCGGCCCTCGGGGTGATCCCGTTCGAGTTCGCGGCCGATTCCAGCAAAATCGGTGGCGCGGGCGTACGCTTGATCGTTGCCAAGGCCGACCGGCGGTTTTCGTTCCGCCAGATGATCCTGGAACGCCGCCTCATCCAGCCGGTATGGGCCTACGTCATTGGCGACGCCATCAGCCGGGGTTTCCTGCCGCCGGTCGCCGGATGGTGGAAGATTAGTTCGGTACCGCCCAAGCGTGTGACTGTCGATGCGGGCCGCGAAGCCCAACAGAACCGCGCCGACGTGGAGATGGGACTCAAGACACTCAGCGACCACTACGCCGAACTGGGTGCGGACTTTGGTGAGGAAATCGACCGCCGTGCCACCGATGCGAAGTTGATTCTGGACACCGCGCTGAAATACGGCGTGCCGGTGGACATGCTCTGGAAGCCTTCGGGCGGGATCCTGCCCACGGTCGATCCGAGTGCCGGTGGGGCAAAGCGTCCAGCATAATGGTGGCCGAATTGCCGAAAATTCATCTTGCTAGTCATTCGGGATTCAGCAAATCTTGCTTAGGGTTCTCCCGATCCAAATTCCATGAAAACCTCTCCTGCCGCAATACTCTCGCTGGCCATCTTGGCCGGAATGCCCCTGCCAGCCTTTGCCGCCAGTTCTGTCGGCGGGGTAATCATCGAC